ACCGTCACACTGACTCTCGTCGCCCGACACCTCGTCATCAGGCACGAACAGCCCTAGTCCTGGAACGAGCCGTCCCTACGGCGCTGGTGGCGGCCCATCATGTGCTTGCACTGAGGGCAGCACTTCAGAAACACGGGCTTCACCAGCCAGGCCAAGCAGATGAAGTACGCCGTGTGGCGCCCCATCCGAGCGATCCACGACATCGTGCACGTCTTGCAATCACGGCACCCACTGGCCACGTCATCCCCCATCTCTCGCGCGCGCCATGCGCACGGGCCAACGATCACAGCACGTGCGAGACGCGCATGGGGCGATGTGACACAGCCGTGACCATGCAGGAGGTGGACCGTGCCAGTAGCGCCACCCACTCGATGCGGGGCCATGGGATGCCATGAGCTGGCTACCAAGCGAGGGCGATGCGATGAGCATCAGCCTGAGCCGTGGCGAGGCCGTCCATCACCTCAAGAGCGCTACGGCATGAGCAGCGGCACCATGCGCGCGCTCAAGCGGCAGGTCGAGGCCAGAGATCACGGCTGCTGCTACGTCTGCGGGGGCGAAGGCGCCGACGAGCTCGAACACAAGATCCCCATCAGTCAGGGCGGGGCCTCGCGTGACCTTAACAACCTCGGCTTGATCCATTCCGAGCCTTGCCATCGCGAGAAGACGGCGCGCGAGGCCGCAGAAGGATCAAGAAAAGCGCGCGAAAAGAAGCTCGGAAAATTTTGATCTACGCGGGCGCGCACGGGTAGGGGAGTAAAAATCACGGCGGAAAAATCTTGGGGGACCGCCGCGGCCAGAACGGAAGACGCGCGCTCAACTCCCATACACCCCTTCGTAACGTTCGGTGAGGAGGTGCCCGGTGGCCTCTCCGAAGCGCCGCCCCGCCGGCCTGAAGCTGATCGAGGGTCGCTCGCCCGGTCGGGATTCGGGTGGACGCAAGGTCGTCGAGCCGCCCGCGTTCAAGCGCATCCCGCCGGAGCCGCCGGAGTGGCTTCCCGACGAGGCGCGCGCCGAATGGGAACGGGTTGTTCCCGAGCTGGCACGCCTGGACTTGCTGAAGCCGGTGGACCGGTCAGCGCTGACCGCGTACTGCCTGTGCTGGGACCGCCTGGTTCAGGCCCAGCGGCAGATGCAGGAGGACGGGTCGGTGCTGGCTCGGAATAGTCAGGGGCAGGTGCGCCATCCGGCGGTAGCGGTGATCGAGACGGCGTCGAAGGAGCTGAGGGCTTGGGCGGGTGAGTTCGGACTGACGCCGTCGGCCGAGAGCAAGGTGGGCCGGCAGGGGGACGACGATGGGGACGAGGCGAACCCGTTCGCAGGTTCTGGCTGACCTTGGGATCAGTCCAGAGGTCGGCTGGTACATGAAGCAGCGGGGTATTCCGCTGCCGGACTGTCCGCCGAAGGTGCAGACGCCGTCTCCGCGTGAGGCTCCGGGCGCGGTATTCGATCCGGAGCGCGTGGATCGGGTACTGCGGTCGTTCCATCTGTTGCGGCACACGCAGGGCAAGTGGGCGGGCAAGCCTCTGGACCCAGATCCGTGGCAGGTGGCCTACATCATCGCCCCGGTGTTCGGTTACGTCCGCTGGGATGACGAGGCCGAGGGCTATGTTCGGATCGTCCGCAAGCTGTACGTGGACGTGCCGCGCCGTAACGGCAAGACGACCCTGTCGGGCGGTATCGCGGTCTATCTGATGGCGGCGGACTCGGAGCCGGGCGCACAGGTGTATGCGGCGGCGACCAGCGAGAAGCAGGCCCGGTACACGTTCGATCCGATCAAGACGATCGCGGAGCGGGCGCCTGCCTTGAAGGGCAACGTCAAGGCGTACACGAAGAAGATCACACATCCGGCGAGCGGCAGCTACTTCACGGTGGTCTCTTCTGTGGCCGAGGCCCTGCATGGAGCCAACGTCCACGGCGGGATCATCGACGAGCTGCACGTCCACAAGTCCCCGGATCTGGTGGAGACGATCGAGACGGGAACGGGCTCGCGCCGGCAGCCTCTCGTCGTCATCATCACCACGGCGGACGAGGGCAAGCAGGAGTCGATCTATGACCGGCGCCGCCAGTACATCGAGCAGCTGGCCCGCGGCGCTCTGCACGACCCGGACACGTTCGGCGTGGTGTGGGGAGCGGACGAGGGCGATGATCCGTTCTCGGTGGCGACCCAGCGGAAGGCGAACCCTGGTTATGGGGTGAGCCCGAGTGCGGCGTACCTGAAGGGTGCGGCGGCTGAGGCTCAGCAGAGCCCTGCGGACCTGGCGAAGTATCTGCGGCTGCATCTGGGTATCCGCACCAAGCAGTCGACTCGCTTCCTCCGTCTGGAGGACTGGGACAACAACGCAGGACTCGTCGATGAGGAGGCACTGGCCGGCCGGGAGACGTGGGGTGGGCTCGACTTGGCGTCGACCTCGGACCTGTGTGCTCTGTGCTGGCTTTTCCCGGACGACGAGACGGGCACGCTGGACGCTCTGTGGCGTTTCTGGACGCCGGAGGACAATCTGAAGGCGCTGGATAAGCGCACAGCGGGCGCGGCGTCGCGGTGGGTGCGTGAGGGCTGGCTGACGGCGACCCCGGGCAACGTGGCGGACTACGACTGGATCCGGGAGCAGATCCGCCGGGACCGGGACAAGTTCAAGGTCCGCTCGATCGGCTACGACCCGTGGAACGCCTCCCAGTTGACGAATGACTTGGTGTCGGAGCGGGCTCCGATGGTGAAGGTCAGGCAGGGTTTCGCGACCATGTCGCCGGTCCTGAAGGAGATCCAGCGACTGGTGCTGCAAGGCACCCCCGAGGAACCGGCGCTGCGTCACGGCGGGCATCCGGTGGTCCGCTGGTGTGTCGACAACCTGGCCGTGGCGATGGACCCGGCGGGCAACGTGAAGCCGGACAAGGCCAACAGCGGCGACAAGATCGATGGCGTGTCGGCGCTGGCGACGGCCATGTCCGAGATCGTCGCCAGGCCCCCGCGCCGGAAGTCCCGGTACGCGGACGAGGACGAAATCATGGTCGTGTAGCGGCCGGGGGAGGTCGCGATGTTCGCGTGGCGTCGTACAGCGGTACGCAAGGGCGTAGTCGTCAACCTGGCCGATAAGGCGTTCAGCGGGATTCTGTGGGCGCAGCGTGGCCCGCTGCTGGTGCTCCGCGATGTTGAGCTCCTCGAGGCTGGCCGGGCCCCGCAAAAGGTTGACGGCGAAGTGGTGATTGAGCGTTCCCGTGTCCAGTTCATCCAGGTCCTCCCGTGCGGGGGTGGCTGATGGCGTTCGTGTTCAGCTCCGGTCAGCTCGCGATCACAGGAGCTGGCGTCACCCCGATGTTCTCGGCGATGCCGATCCCGGCTGCCCCGTGGGAGTACGAGGCGATCTGGCGGACTCAGCCGCAGGTGCGCACGGTCATCTCGTTCCTGGCGAGGAACATCGCCCAGGTCGGCATCCACACCTTTCGGCGCGTCAGCAACACGGACCGGGAGCGCCTCACTGAGCATCCCCTGGCCGAGCTGCTCGCCGAGCCGCTGCCAGGAATGACGCAGTACCGGTTCATCGAGCGGATGGTGTCGGACTACGCCCTCTACGACGACTTCTACGCGATCAAGCTGCGGTTGCGCGGGAGGCGCCGCATCCTGCCGGTGCCGCCGACGTTGATCCGGCCTGCTGAGGGCAACTGGATCGCACCGAAGTACTACGACACGGCGGGCGGTAGGCAGTTCGGCCCGGACGAGGTCGTGCACATTCACGGCTACACGCCGGAGACTCTGACACACGGCACGTCGCCGATCGAGTCCCTGCGCGATGTCCTTCTGGAGTCCACGGAGGCGGCCAAGCAGCGCGCGGCCATGTGGAAGGGCGGGGCCCGCCATACGGGTGTCCTGGTGCGCCCTCCGGATGCTCCGGAGTGGGGGCCGGGAGAGAAGGCGCGCTTTCGCGAGATGTGGCGGAGCTTCACCCAGGGAGGAGGCGGCGAGGGCGGCACGCCGATCCTTGAGGACGGCATGGACTACAAGCCGGTGGGTTTCAACCCGCAGCAGGCTCAGTACATCGAGGCGCGCAAGCTGACCCGCGAGGAGGTCAGTGCGGCGTACTTCATTCCGCCGCCGCTGATCGGGATCCTCGATCACGCCACCTACTCCAACATCAAGGAGCAGCACAGCCACCTCTATCAGGACACGCTCGGCCCCTACATGGCGATGTTCGCCCAGGAGATCCAGGCGCAGATCCTGGCAGACATCCCCGACAGCCAGGACGTGTACTGCGAGTTCAACATCGACGCGAAACTGCGTGGCAGCTTCGAGGAGCAGGCGGTCGCAGCTTCGACGGCAACGGGCAGGCCGTGGATGACGGTCAACGAGACGCGGGCCCGCAACAACCTCCCCGCCATCGACGGCGGCGACGAACTGATCGTCCCGCTGAACGTCACCGAAGGCGGTCTGGCCTCGCCCCGGGACACTGCGCCGGAGCCTGATGCGGCCCCAAAAGCGTTGGCCCGGCGGGTAGCTACCAAGGCCGGGCCGACGACGGGCGAGTCCTCGCTGGATGAGCTGCGCGAGGAGTTCGCCTCAGCACTCGCCGAGCTGACAGACGAGGAGTTTGCTTCCTTGCTGGGCTCCGGCCCGGGCAGCACCGACGCGGTGCGGTCCTGGTGGGCGTCCGGCCGGGCCGGCCGACTGGCCAAGTTCTCCAAGCTGATCGCCGACTACATCCTGCGCTTCGGACGCGCGGGCGCCCGCAAGGTCCTCGACGAGTTCAACCCTTCCGAGGATGGCTGGGCAGCGGACGTGATGGAGCCGTGGCTACTGGCGGCTGCTCTGCACCATGCGGAGCTGCACGACGCCGCCGGGGAGCAGGCCGCGGTCGAGGCCGCGGTGGCGCCACCTGAGGAGGGTGGCATCGCCGCAGCGCTGGTGCTGGCCGGCGGACTGTGGGCGGCTGCCGCCCTGACGCGGAGTGAGACGGCCGCGACGGAGGCTCTGTCGTTCGGCGGCCACGACGCGGCTGAGGCCTCGGGGGTCGGCTTCAAGGTGTGGCAGACCACCAGCAGCAACCCGAGGGCCCTGCATGCCGCGATGAACGGGGAGAAGGTCCCGCTGGGCGGGGTGTTCTCCAACGGCTTGCGCTGGCCCGGCGACAGCACGGGTGACGCAGACGAGACGGCGAACTGCCGTTGCCTTCTGACGTATTCGAATTCGGAGTGACCATGCGGACTAAGAGCTGCCCGGTGCGGATCAAGGCCGCGGGCACCCACGAAGGCACCGATGAGGGCGTGTTCGAGGCCATCGTCGCCGCCTACAACCTCGACAGCGTCGGCGACAAGATCAGCCCTGGGGCGTTCGCCGAGACCTTGGCCGAATGGAAGGGCCGCGGCGACCCGATCCCGGTGCTGTGGTCGCACATGTCCCACGACCCCGAGTACCACATCGGCGAGGTGCTGGAGGCTGAGGAACGGCCGGATGGGCTGTGGGTGAAGGCCCGCATCGACCTCGACGCCACCAAGGCCGCACAGGTGTACAAGCTGCTGAAGGGCCGCCGCGTTACCCAGTTCTCCTTCGCCTATGACATCGAAGAGGGATCGTGGGTGGAGCAGAAGGACGGCCCCGGCTACTACGAGCTGCGCAAGCTCAAGCTGTACGAGGTCGGCCCCACCTTGATCGGCGCCAACCAGGCCACCGAGCTCATCGACGTGAAGAGCGGGGTTACCGCCGACATGCTTCCTGACCTGACCAAGGTACAGGAGACGCTCGAGACGCTGAAGGCCGGCAGGACGCTGTCGTCCCAGAACGAGCAGCGGGTGCGCGACATCGCGCGCCTGGCCAAGGAGCTGCTGGACTCCCTCCCTTCCAGCGACAACGAATCGCAGGACGCCGAGAAGGCCACGCCTGCCCCGCCCGCTGACGCCTCGCCGCAGGAAGCCCCTGCGGCCAAGGCCGAGCAGCCCGCCGGGCCGAGCCCCGCCTCGCTCCGTCTGCACGCCGACCTGGCCGCGTTCGAGGCCGAGGTCTCCACGCTTACGGACTGAGGAGAGCCGTGAACAAGATCGAGGAGCTGAAGGAACAGCTCAAGCACCACCTTGTGCAGGCCCAGACGATCGCGGCGAAGGCCGACGACGAGGGCCGGGATTTCACCGACGACGAGCGCACCCTGGTCACTGAGCACATGACCAAGGCGCAGGACGCGAAGGCCGGCCTGGAGAAGGCGAAGGCGTCGGCCACGATGCGGCAGGCCCTGACCGACCTGGGTGACGAGATCCAGCTGGACGAGAAGTCGGCTGGCGAGCGTCGCACCCCGTCCGGGCTGGTCGTGCCGGACGCCAAGGCTTCGCTGGGCGAAACCTTCGTCAAGTCCGCAGAGTTCCAGGGCCTGATGGCGTCCGCCCCGAACGGCGTGTTCGGCAAGGACCACCGGGTGCAGTCCCGGCCGGTCGGCTACAAAGCGCTGGTCACTGGCAGCTCGGACACCTCCGGTGGCGCGTTCGTCACCAACCAGATGATGGGTCTGCAGGTAGGGCAGCTGGCCTTCCAGCGTCCGCTCAGGCTCCGGGACGTGGTCACGAATCTGACCACGACGTCCGACACCATCGAGTACGTGCGGATGACGTCGCAGACGAACAACGCCGCCCCGGTGGCGGAGTCGACTGCGACGGCCGACCCGGGCACGATGAACGCTGCGAACGGTGTGAAGCCCGAGTCGGCGCTCGCCTGGGCGAAGGTGACCACCCCGGTCCGGACGATCGCGCACTGGATCCCGCTGACGAAGCGTGCCCTGTCGGACGCCTCGCAGGTCAGGTCCATCATCGACGCGTTCCTCCGCTACGGCCTGGAGGAGGAGCTCGAGGACCAGATGGTCGCGGGCGATGGTACGGGCGAAAACCTCGAGGGCCTGTCCAACGTGTCGGGCGTGCAGGCGCAGGCCTACGACAGCGACCTGCTCACCACGACGCGCAAGGCGCGCACCAAGGTCCGCCTCGTCGGCCGCAGCACCCCGAACGCGTACCTGTTCAACCCGGCGGACCTCGAGGCGATCGACCTGCTGCAGGACAACGAGGCCCGCTACTACTTCGGCGGCCCGTCCGGGCTCGGCACGGCGGGCACCCTGTGGGGCCTGCCGGTCATCGAGACCGAGGCCGTCCCGGCCGGCACCGGCTACGTCGGCGACTTCAAGAAGGCCGTGCTGTGGGACCGCGAGCAGGCGTCCATCACCATCTCGGACTCGCACGCCAATTTCTTCATTAGGAATATGGTGGCGATCCTGGCTGAAATGCGTGCAGCCTTCGGCGTCATTCAGCCGAATGCAT